GGGTATTACACCCGTGCGGAGATCAATGAACTTTTATCAGTAGTAACAATTTGTTACTCAAGTCTATCGAATGACTTTTATTAGGTATTCGAAACTCTTTATAAACAACCATGTCTATTAGGGGTTTCATCCCCTATAGTTATTTGTTTGTATTTGAGTTTCATAGAATTGTTATTAAAAGTAATTTAAGCATATACTTGTTTAATGTATTGAAAATTCTGCTGATTTAGTTTATGATCGAACCCAAGTTTTCTATCTGTAGTCGTTTCATTATTCTTTTGGAATTTTGTTATAGCTGGCGATTACGTTGCTCTTTTGGGCGCCAAGCTAAATACCGAACCGATTTTGGATTGCAATTGGATTATATGGCATTAGTCTCAGTTGTAGTTGTTCTTTAACATTTCGATTCCGGTGAACCCCGGAATTTGTTCAGGTCTTTTGGCCACCTAAACGCTATTAACTCATGCACACAGAAGCGTTTTAAATATATGTCTGTGAGATGTAATTTCGTAATTAACGGACCTTATTGAATGAGGAAGTACCTGTATCAATATTGTATTTCCACTCTACGGAGTGAAGAGCCCCACTGTTTATTCGGCTGATAATAGAATAGACCTAGTTTATCATCACGCTATGATCCTGTGATGTTTTTTAGGTTACCTATCTTTATGATATGGGGACCGAACCCTAGACAAGACTCATTAGTCGGCGTATTGTCTAAAACTTATAGTGAGGAAGTAATGAACCCTCATGTTCACTTGAGAATTCTTGTTGGACAACTATTTAGTTGAAGCATTACCAACCGATGTACTTAGTGTAGCGCCTCTGCCTGCGGCGAATAATACATGTTCAAAGTACGTAAGTAAGTCCATCCTCTTAATTGAGTGGTGGAGTAAAGCTTTTGTGTCGAAGCACAATTGGATTACCAATTTTGCGGGCCTCTCGCGAATTGGTTCCTCTGTGCTTGTCGCTTTCAATTTTAATGGAAATGTCAAGCCAAGGAACTTCTGTCGCGTGTAATAATAGTATCGTAAATAATAATAGAGAGGTTTACGTTAGCTCTACGGAGAAATTTTACTCTTCTATCAACTCAGTAGATGGTGTCCCAAAACACTTCTTCTGGGTCAAGGATTCCCTTGCCTTAGGTAATAGTCCTTACATCCCTCAATCGGAGATTTTTAACCCGAAACAAGCACGTTACAAGAAATTTGCTAAAAATGAGCGAGCTCGTAGACAGGAAAAGTTGAAGAATATGAGGAAGAACGGAAATCAAGATAATGTACCAAAGAGTGCTCCTAAAAAGAGTCCTCCTCCACAACCTAATGTTGATTTCGTTCACCAGTCCCTAGTTGAAAAGTTATACCCTGCTAGTATTGTTGACTTAGCTAAGGATAAACTTTTGTCGATGAAAGCTGAAGCTCACACATCCAGACTCATGGAAGTATTGGAAGTTGTCGGTGCGTTAGCTATTACTCTACCTGCTTTGGAAACTCCTGCGCAAGTTGCAGCTCAAATTGTTTTGTCGTTGAGAGCTTTAACAACTGGTAGTCTTTGCGAGCAAATTTTAGCTCAAGAAGATACTATTAAGTGGTGCAAGGATCTGTTCGGATATAATATTTTTGAGCAGCAAGCAGCAATTTTTGGGGAAAAGACGCCTACTGGTGTTGAATGGTTAAGCAAGATTCCCGATCTTCGAAAGAATTGGGATGCTGTCCGTAATGCGCCAATGTTTGGAAAGATTTCTGCTCTTATTTCAGTAGCAGCTTCTGTTGGATTATGCTCTGTAACTAACCTTAAGTGGTCTGTGCAGGGTGTTGATCTTTTCCGCGTGGGCACTGTATCGAAACATAGTACAGCTATTGATTTAGTCGGAGCTGTTTTGGACACCGTTGTGTATTTTATCGAAGGTGGCTATGAATGTTTCAAACAAAAATCCTTTAGTCCTTTGTTTTTCACTAATGATGATAGTAAAGCCTTAGATGAATTGTACTTTCCTTTGTTGGAATTGCATGAACATGCTATGGTTTTTAATCTACATGAGAAGAAAGTTACAATCAAGGGAGAGCTTCGTACAATTAATGATATTGAGTATAGTCAATTATTGGATGAGGCTCTAGAATTATCTGAGAGATTATTTAAGTCTGCTAAAGGTACCTGGCAACAAGGGTATCTAGAGAAACGTATTGATGTTCTTCGCAAAAATCGTGCTGCTTATCAAGCTAAACGAATTGATGGTTCTATGCGTTTTGCTCCTTTCACTGTTTATGTGTGGGGAGATTCTGGTCGTGGTAAAACTACTATTGCTCAAGTTGTAATGGCTGATTGTTTGGCAGCCTCAGGTGTTGATCCTGATACCAAAAATACTGCTATCATTAAGGAATCTGACAAGTTTGACTCTTCGTTAAAGGGACATACTACAGGAATCTTTTTTGATGATCTTGGTAATACCAAATCCGATTTCTTGGATAAGGCACCTACAGAACGTATTATTGATATCAACAACAATATGATTACTTATGCGAATAAGGCTGATCTTCATGAGAAAGGAAAGATTGAAATCAGACCTAGAGTATTTGTGATCACTTCAAACGCTCCCTTGGCTAAACATGCGAATGTTGGATCTATTTGTCCATATTCTATTGTTCGTCGTGCCGATGTTCATTTGGAAGTAGAAGTTAAGAAGGAATTCGCACTTCAGGACGGTCGTCTTGATAGTGCTAAAGCCCTTGAGACTTTCCCAGGAGATTCGTTAGTGAATGATATTTGGGACTTGCAAATTTACACACCTTTGGAGAAGAAAGAAGGTGGGGATAATTCTCATTTACGTCACATTGATGGTGTCAAGGAAAATAAGCCTAGAACCATTAATCAGACCCTCCGTTTTTTGACCACCAAATGCAAGAAACATTTTGAGAATCAGCGCAGATTGATTAAGAAGGGAGAAGGTCTTGTTGCCTCACGTAGATACTGCAAATCATGCAATTTAGCTCATAATCTTTGTGAATGTGAAGCTACTGCAGGGTTGAATGAATTCTGTCGTGAAGTAAGTGATATTGTGGGAGATGCAGACGAGAATGATTTGGAAATGCCTCCTCTTTGTAATCGCGATGATGAAAGTGATTGTGAAAGCAATGATGAAGATGAAGGTGAGCAACAAGCTTCTTTGGAAGAATCCTTTGATTTTATCAAGGATCAATTTGAAATTATGGGAGCTCGTGTATCCAATTTCGTGGGAAAATTCCCAACCTGGTTTTTTACCAACAGATTAGTATCTGGGGCTTACATGCTTTGCAATGCCCGTAAATTTTTAACTTTTGAAAAGAAGGCTAGGAGAGGAGTTGGTTTTTCCTTATTGTCCACTTTGACTGCTTGTACTATGTTTGAACAAACTAATACTTTAATGTGTGGAGGAGCTCTTCTGGGCTCACATGCACTTTTGTATGGAGGTTTGTTAGCTAAATGGAGAAACGACCGTATGAACGAATTGCTTGCTCGTAGAGATGCAACTATTGATGTTTTTAGGTCTATTAGAGAGAGTAAGACTAAAGCATTTATTAGCATGTGTGCTATTACTGGAGTTATTTACAAATTCACTGGTATTTTCCGTACTGCAGTCGCTTTACAGCAATCTGCTCTTGTCCCTGAAAATGTTGAGGAAATCGAGAAGAGAGATACTGAGGTTAACCCTTGGGCAACAGCTGTTGCTGCTGAACTTCATGTTACTGATAAATCTGCTACTATGACGTTTGAACAAGTTTTGAACAAAGTTGAAGCTAATTTATGTCACGGAGTATTTGTTGAAAATGGTTTCCAACAGAAATGTGATGTTCTAGCCCTTGGAGGCAATACGTTCATGATGCCTTTGCATGTCTTCAAGAATCGTAAAGATATGAGAGCACTAATTACTCGCAAAAATCCATCTGAATTGAACTCGACTTTCAAAGCTATTGTTAGCACTAACTACATGATTCCAATCCCTGGAAAGGATTTGTGTTTAGTCAATATTGCTTCTGGAGGTGTCTTTGCTGACATTCGTCACTTGTTCCCTGATAAGATTACAGCTTCTGGATCAGGCCATTTTTTGTATAAGAATGGTGATGGTTCTCTGAAGTCAGATCCTATTCGTATTACATATACTAAGGATTCTAAATCTGGTGGAGCAGGTTACGATTATGAGTTGCCTTACAACACTTTTACTGGACTATGCATGGGTGTTGTAGTTGCCAATTTTGCACGTACATGCATAGGAGGTGTTCACTTACGTGGTATTCCTGATTCTCCTAAAGGAAAGGCATTAACTGTCACTCAAAAAGAGATTCAAGATGTATGGGACCAAGCACATAAGAAATGGAAAGGTGCTTTTCCCTCCACTGTGAATGGTGATTTTCCCATTACTCGTTATGAAAAACAAGTGTTAGTTACTCAAGATATTCATGAGAAGTCCCCTGTTAATTACTTACCTATCGGCAGTAATGTCGAGTACTTAGGCCAGGATGGCAGACGAGTTACTCACACTAAGAGTAAAGTGCGAAAAACACCCATCTCAGATACCGTTGCTGAAGTAACTGGAGTTGATAACCAACATGGTGCTCCAAAATTCCATAGAACTAGAATGTGGCAAGCATCCCTAGCTCACTCAGCCAATCCTAGTGCAGGGATTGAAGGTAGTCTCGTTGAAGCAGCATATAAAGACTATGTTAATGGTCTTATTGATGTTTTCAGACGTGACAAGTTTAAGTTGTGGGTTCTTTCAGAATTAACTCCTATGACCGATATGGAAACTCTTTGTGGTAAAGATGGTAAGCGTTTTATTGATGCTATGCCAAAAGGTACTTCAAAAGGTTATCCACTTTCAGGTCCAAAGAGAGAAATGATTGAACTATTGGATCCGTTGGATTATCCGGATTTCCAATGTCCAGCTGAAGCCCATCCTATGATTGTTAATGAAATGAGAAAAATGGAACAAATCCTTCTTTCGGGAAAAAGATGTTATTCAATTTTCAAAGCATGTGTAAAGGATGAACCAACCAAGTTAACTAAAGACAAGGTTAGGGTTTTTCAAGCTGCAGACTGGGCCACACAAATGATGGTTCGTAAATACTTTCTACCTCTTGCCCGTATTCTTTCGCTATTTCCACTCGACTCTGAGTGTGCAGTAGGTGTAAATGCTCAAGGTCCTGAATGGGATCAATTGGCAAATCATATGAAGAAACATGGTGTAGACCGTATTTTGGCAGGAGATTATAGTAAATATGATCTTCGTATGCCAGCACAACTTATTAATGCTGCTTTTGCTGCTTTAATTGAGATTGCAGAAAAGTGTGGTAAGTACACAGAAGATGACCTCACTATCATGAGGGGTATTGCAACTGAGATTGCTTATTCTTGTGTTGCTTACAATGGAGATATTATCATCCATAAAGGATCTAATCCTTCCGGACAAAATTTGACTGTTTACATTAACTGTATTGTCAACTCCTTGCAACTAAGATGTGCGTATTTCCACCTCTGGCCATCACACCTTGGTAAGCCAAAACCTTTTCGTGAGGTTTGTGCTATCATGACCTATGGTGATGATGTTAAGGGTTCCGTTAAGAAGGGCTATGATTGGTTTAATCACATTTCATATGCTGAATTCTTGAAGGAGCGTGATATGGTTTTCACTATGCCAGATAAGGAATCTGAGCCAACTCCTTACATGAATGATCTCGAAGCTGATTTTTTGAAGCGCGAGAACAAATTCAATGCGGATACTGGTATGATTCATGGAGCTTTGGCTGAAGAATCAATCTTCAAAAGTCTCCACACCGTCCTTGAATCTAAGGTTGTGTCTTTGGAAGACCAATCTGCTGGAAACATTGACGGAGCCTTGCGTGAATGGTGGCAACATGGCAAGGAAGTCTACGAATTGCGTAGAAAGCAAATGAAAGAGGTAGCTTTCAAATGTGGAATGACTGACTCTTGCAAAATGCTAACTGAATCATATGAAGACAGGCTTAAGCACTTCGAGATTAGATATCTTGGACGTGAACCTGATGAAATTGATGAGGTTGCTGATGAAGATGCATTTGCTTCTACAGTAGGCGATGAGTGGGATTTCTCAGAATAAATTCCAAACGCCTTGGAGAGGCGTAAAATCTATCCACTCCGGAACTATTCGTAGTATAAGTTTAAAATAGTTGTGTATATATGGATACTACATATTTTATAATTTACATGTTTGTATATTTTATGGAAGCTTTGTACATATAGACATCCTACCCTTAGGATACCGGTATTTACTGGAGGTTTCGTCAGCCAGGGAAACATTGTCGCACACAGGAGCAGCGGGTACTGCCCTGATGTGTTGTATATACTAAATATTGCCTACTTCAATTAATAATAATAATACAAATAGTCTTGGGGCTGACTCAAATAGTCCTTCTGGCGGTG